CTACTACGCTATTTGCGAGTACGGGAACTTGTCGTGACAGAGCCATCGCTGCCGCTTGCGAAGCGCCCCTCGACCGACCGCACACGAGGCCCCAGCCAGTGCACATGAGCTGTCCTGCGGAAATCAACCGGGACGGGCGAGATCCACAGCTGCGCCGAAGGTCAGATGCCGCAGGTCCTTCGCGGAAACCGGCACACGCTGTGGCAATCCTGCCGTGTGCTTAAAACTGGCGGAGGCAGGGATCCCGTCAGCGGTATGGCCCTCGCCAATGCATGCCGCCACGGAGGCCCCTAGGCCGCATAGGGTGCTCCCCTTTGCGCGAGGGCTGAGCTCCAAACGCGTAGGCCATTCGCTCTGCCGAGCTGTTGGCGCCCAAAATGCAAGGCTTAATCGGTACGGTGGAAAACATGTACTCAAGGTACAGGGTCAATGCATCGACCTGGTCATCATGTCGCGCTATAGGAAATCGAACAAGCTCGTTGCGGAAGGCGACGGTCCACGGCTGATTGTTGAGAACGTAGATCCCGCCTTCGACAAAAACATGGAGGTGTTTTTCCAAGCGCTCCTGCTTATTTCGGCCGCCGACCGGCCGGAGCTCTGATCTCGACCCCTTTGCGGCAAGCATCGCCTGCAATCCAGGTCCAGATGCGGAATCTTCGATCAGCAGCTTCTCGACGCGATGCCTCTCGAGGAGTCGCACCGCAGCGTCGCACATTTGGACGCAATCGAAGCGCGCTCTGACCACATCGACAACGTAGTGTCGAGTTCCGTCAGTGGCGATGACGAGAAAGACGGTATAGTCTGACGTTTCGGTCTGCTTGACGGCGGTGTCGACCGCAATGAATATCCTGGTCGCGCCCGAAGGGCGGGCGTCGATTGAATTTAGATACTCAGTCTTGATCAATTCACCGCGGGTAGACGTCGGATTCTGCTGCCATTGCGTCGCGAATATCGCTTCTCCGTTGTTAGCGCGAATTTTCTCGATCTCCGCCTCAGGGAAGCGGTCGGGCAGCAATATATTTCCGACTGGCCGCCGCCACTCGTAGTTTCCGAATTTGTGCGTCTTTTCTTCCTCGGCCACCAAGGGCAGACTGAGCAATTCCCACCCGCCTCTTGACAGCAAATATCCGGAGAGGTCGGCCTCGTGGAGACGTTGCTGGACAGCGGTGATCGTGCCTCGCACCGGATCGTCGAGGCGCGAGCTGATCATGCCGTCGAAGGCTTCCTGAACGCGTTCGCGCTCCGCCGCTGACAGCGCGTCATGCGCAGCGATGGGGTCGTCGATAATAATATGATCGAACCCGCGGCCGGTGATGCCGCTGCCAATCGAAGCCGCGTAGAGGCCGCCGCCCTCAGTCGTCTCAAAATCCATGCGACGGTCACGGTCCGGCCTGATCTGCATCCCAGGCGCGCTATCCCGATAAAAGTCGGCCTCGATGAGACGCTTGCATTTTAACGCCAAGTCGTTTGCGAGCATGTCGCTATGACAAATGAGGGCGAGTTTGGTTTTCGGGTCGCGCATCAAAAGCCAAGCGGGGAATATGACTGAGGTCACGATGGACTTCAAATGTCGAGGCGGCATGTTGATGATGAGACGCTTCACCGCTCGGGCGTCGACCTGCATAAGCGCGGCGCAGAGCAGCTCCAAATAGCGGGCCGCGATGAAGGTGTTTCCAGGCTCCAAAACCGCGAACGACGCTTCGACAAAACTATATAGGTTAAGCTTGTAGACGAGCTTCAGAAGGTCGCGCGGGTTAGCCTCGATCATCATCACAATCCTCTCGCGCGCCGCGACGGTCGGCGTCGTTTATTGTCTGCTCGGCTATGCGCTTTGCGACAAAGCGCTCAAGAATCGCGGTTTCTTCGGCGGATAGGGGCTCTGACTTTTGCTTGGGACCGATTTCCTCGACTGCGACAATTTTGGCCAAGAGCTGCAGGATAAGGCCGGCGGCGCGGGTATCGCCTTTAAGGGCTTTCGCAACCAGGCTCTTCAACAGCGCGCGCTGCTTGGAGACCTTGAGGCAGCGCTCGCCCTCGCGGATCGGGATTTTTTCCGACAATTCCTGCGCCAGATCTGTCTCGAGGTTGCGCGCGCCTTTGGCCCGGCCCCCCGGATTGCCGGACTGGCCTGGCTTGAATTTCGAATGCTGCGGCGGACGTTTGTAGCCGACGCGGGAAGCCCTTTGATCAGACATCTATTTGCTCCTTGGCGGCGTCCGCGGGCGCCATCACGGCGAGCGGATTGGCAGGTAGCGCGGCCTGTTCGGCGCGTCGGCACGCCAGGGCCGCTTCAAATGTCTCGCCGGTCGTGGAGCAGATAGCGTCGCGGCCGGTCAGCTTTTGCCAACGCCGAATCGCGACCTCGACATAAGCGGGATCGATCTCGACGCCGATGCACAAACGTCCGATTTCCTCGGCGGCGAGAAGCGTCGATCCGCTGCCGAGAAACGGGTCGATGACGATGTCGCCGCGCCGCGATACGTCTCGAAGCGCATCAGCGACGAGCGCGACTGGCTTGACCGTCGGGTGGGCTCCCAGAAGCTCCATGCGATCCTTGCCGAACGTATTGACGCCGCGATATGACCAGACATTCGAGCGTGACCGGCCATGTTGACCCAGTTCGAAGTTATTCTGATGCGTCGCATCGCCGTGCTTGAAGACGAGCACAAGCTCGTGCTGCGAGCGATAGAACGTGCCCATGCCGGCATTCGATTTAGCCCACACGCAAAGGTTCTTCAGTTCGAGCCCCGCATGATCACCGGCCTCGAGGATTTCACGGAGATGACGCCAGTCCATGCAGACGAAGACGATGGCGCCGTTCGCGAGCGAGGGCAGAAGCGATGTGAGGAAGCGAACCAGAAAGGATTTGAATTCTTCCTCACTCATCTCGCCCGAACCCATGGCGAATTCGCGATGCGTGGTCTTCCCGAGGCCTGAAACAAAGCCTCCAATTTTGACATTGTAGGGGGGATCGGTGAAGACGACCGCCGCTTTGCGCTGGCCGATGAGGCGGGGCAAGAGCTCGACGTTCTGCGAATCGTCACAGGCGATCACGTGATGGCCAAGACGCCAGACATCGCCTTTGGCGACGACGGCCGCTTCGCCGGCGGGCTCAACATCTTCCGCCGCCACCTCTTCGACCATGCCGGCGCTTGCTTGTTCGTCGATATCGAGCGTCATATCGATTTCGACGGCGTCGAAGCCGGTCAGCTCGAGGTCAAAGCCGAGCTCGAGAAGTTCACGAAATTCCGTTCGGAGCTGGCCCTGGTCCCATTCCACCTCCTCGACGATGCGATTAAGTGCGAGGCGCAGCGCGCGGATTTCCGCCAGCGTTCGATTGCGCACAATAATCACCGCGATTTCATCGAAACCGAGTTCTTTGAGCGCGTCGACCACGGCGTGGCCATCGATGATCTGGTAGGCTTCATCGATCAATACGGGGATCGCTTGCCCGAAGCGTCGCAGGAGCGAAACCAACTTGCGGCGCTTCTTGCGGTTGTGAATGCGGAGATTGCCCGCGTAAGGCTTCAGCCGTGCGATTTGCACATGCTCGATCAGCATGTCGTTACGCATTTCCCTTTCTCCTTTTTTTTGCGCGCGTCCTCATCGCGAAGCAGGCTGCTGCTCGCGGGACTGGTCGTTAAAACTTTCGAGGACAGGGCGTGGCGTCCGACGGCAGAACGGAAGCCGCCGGGCGCTAATCCAATCCGCTTATTCGGTGAATCCAGCTATGACTCAACAATGAGCCGATGTTGGACCCGATCCCTCACCTCATATCTGGTTCGCCCGTGGTGACGCCCACGCGGAACATGAACGCCCAGTGAAAGCGCGCCGCCTCGCTCTCGCACGACCTCTAGGGTGGGAGTGCCGGATTCGCTAAGCCAAGCGAAATCCTTGCCCGGGGGAATTTCGAACCAGACGCGGCAATAGCCTTGAGGCGCGCCCGGTTGACGGCGGGCGGCGGGCTTTTCAGTCGGCTTGTGTGATTTTCGTTGAGTTGTCATGTCTTGCCCTTTCCCTTTTGGGGTTCACGCCTGCAGTTGCAGGCTTGGCGCCTGCGGCCGCAGGCCTATCCTTCGGTAGATATAACGTGTCAAACAGGTCGCTCTAGGGTTGACATTGTTGGCTGATGCTGCCTCTTCCTTTCGAGGCGAAAATCGGCCAGCTATATAAGTCCTATTTAAATTGATCAGGAGATCGCGCCTTGGTTGACCTATCGGCAAAACAGCCCCGGCTTCGAGACTGACAGGAATTTTCAACGATTGGTGTGGGAATGGATGAAAGCGACGCTGCGCACTACAACTTGACAGAGCGAACGCAAGTTCAAATCGGGCGACGAATTCGAGAGGAACGGGAACGTCAAAATATAAATCAGGCAAGGCTAGCTATGTTTATTAATGTAAGCAAGCAGCAACTTAGTAAATATGAGACTGGTAAAAACGAAATACAAGCAATACGATTATGGAAACTTGCTAAATACTTACAAGTAGACATCAGAATGTTTTTTGGTGAAAAAAATCGTGAGCGAGACTCAATAATTGATATTGATGATGATCTTTTAATGGCGCCAGATATTCCAGAATTATTGAGGAAATGGAAAAATTTAACGGAAAAGCAGCGGTCTGTCATTTTAGACCTTTTGCAAATCATAGCTAATGCGAATTGGCGTGGATTAGAACAACGATGATGAGCTCGGATGGACAAGATACAGTATGCATAGAGCTCTCTCTCGCATCATGCCGCCCAGCGTAGCCGCCGGAACGCGCTATACGGCCCAGCAGACGAGCGCCTTAAATCGCTGAACCTATGCCGCGAGGAACCGCTGTGGATGAGACCGCGACGACCACCAGCCCGAAGGCGCCCGATCGCCGCCTGCGCGCCAGCAAATGCGCCCGGTGCGAAGCCGCGCCTCCCGACCGCCGATCCTTCAAGCGGGCAGCCGGGACGCACCTATGAAGGTCACATGGTCGACGAGGCGCTCGCCATTGCTCGCGACGTGCGCGGGGCCTTCGAGCGGTGGCGATTCGCCTCATTTGGGGAGCGTGCGCATGTGATGAAATCGGCGGCCCGCGTTCTGCGGGGCCGGCAGGACTATTTCGCCGAACTGATGACGGCCGAGATGGGAAAGACGCTCGATGAGGGCCGCGACGAAATCGAGAAATGCGCCTTCAATTGTGACCATTTCGCCGACCATGCCGAGCGTTACCTCGCCCGCGAGCCGATCGATATCGGGGGTCCAAAAGCCTTCATCACGTTCAACCCGCTGGGCGTCGTGCTCGCCATCATGCCCTGGAATTTCCCGTTCTGGCAGGCATTGCGGTTCGCCGCACTGGCGCTGATGGCCGGCAACGCCGCCGTGCTTAGGCACGCGAGCAACGTTCCGGGCTGCGCGCTCGCCATCGAGAGCCATCGCACGGCGTCTCGGCGCCGGCAGAACCACTGAACGACGGCAAGCAGACGCCTGTGGGCGGCCATCCGGTCTTCGTCGCCCAGCACGCGACGGCGAGCTGTTGCCGCAGCTGCCTCGCCAAATGGCACGCCATCCCCGCCGGGCGAAGACTCACTGCTGCCGAACAGCGCCACGTCGTCGGCGCGATTGAACGGTGGCTTCGGCAGCAATTGGCGAAACCAGCCAGCGCCGACGACGCGCTTTCCCCTGGCGCTGCTCCCCCGCTTCCGCTGCACTGGCCGGACGTCTCCGAGCCAGGCGGCAACCTGCCGCAATCTGATTGATTGCGACGCGGCGGCGACGGGCGCCGGGTCGCGGCTGGCGAGGGCTTATGCGACCAGGTATTTCGCGCGCAACCACGGGACCTTCAGCGCGGTTTCAGCGATACGCCTCGGCAAAGAACATCGGAGCCGGTCAGCTGGACCGCCGGCTTGCTGCTGGCGGCGGCGCAGCCCTGAACGGAGCCGCGCCGAGAAACGCCGCATTGTGGCCGAGGCCGCTTCAGCGACGGCTAATTCCCGGTTCGGGGAAAACAATTCCCAGATCAGGCGAATTATTTCCCTGTTCCGCCGCGTAGGGAATTCGCTCGTAACCTACTGGAATTGCGCCAGCTTTCGGCGTCCGTAGCGCGAGAAAATGCCGTAAATCCGAAAAATACCCTGATCTTTTCCCTGTTAGCAGGGAATTTCAGACCGAGACGGGTTCGACTTGGACTGCGTCATCAGCCACGCATTCCCATAATTTGAAACCGGACGCCGTCTCCGAAGTTAGTGCCGTAACTTCAAAGGCTTGGCGGCAGGAGCGGCGTCTCAGAGACGCGCGGGAACCGGAATTGGCGGTCTGCGGGGCCTATTCCTGGCCCTAGTCTCTGAGCGCCAATTTCCAATCTCCGGAATTTGCGGAAGAGGCCGACCCCAGACTGGTTCGAATCGCGACGAGACCGGTTCGACTTGTCATGCGCGCGCTTACTTGGGCTGCCATCCGGCCGGTGAGTGGAGGCGCCCTGGCGTCGCTTGGGGGGTATTGGCGGAAGATGGAGAAGCGCCAGCGACTCAGTCGCCCTTGGCCAGCCCGACGATTCGCTCCTGGTCGATCCACTTGTGCGGCAGAGAGCGGGCTAGGCCGGATACGGTTAGGCCAGTCGGCGCTGCGCCATCGGCGATGGCGCTGACAATGCGCGGGGACAAAAATGCCAGAGGCATCAGGAATCGGACGTGCCGCTCGGCGAGATTTTCGGCGGCCGCGATAGCGTCGAACGATGCTTCCTTGCTGAAGAGGATGAAGTCCAGCCACCCGCGCGCCCGCGCGATCGCCCGCAAAAGGGCGTCCCGCGTTTGGGAATCCATGGTTTCCTGATCGGCGGGCGCACGCGTGATCCCTTTCTTGCGCGGGAGGTTCGGGGTGAAGGGGATCGACAGGCAAGTCGGCGGACCAGCCCCAGCCCCTTCTTCACCGCCGCGGAGCAGGATCTCCAGCTCTTTCGGGCGGACGGTGACGCGTTCGACATGCCGCTGGAGAAGCTCACGATCCGAAATCTTCGAATCCGATTGCTCTTTCTGCTTCACCGCGTTGCAGACAAGCGCCTCGACATCGGGCGCCGACACGCGGGCGATTGAACCTGAGCTGGCTTTCCGGTTTTGCAGCAAGGCGTGTGAGACGTAGTAACGGTAGCGAACGCCCTTCTTGTTGGCGTGGCTCGGGCTCATAGGATTGCCGCGGTCGTCGAAGATCAGGCCCATCAGGATCGCAGATGACTTAGATCGCGCGAGTTTTCGCAGCACCTTCCGTTCAGCCAGTTGTGCCTGAACAGCCTCAAAGAGTTCGCGATCGAGGATCGGTTCGTGTTCGCCCTTGTGAACCTCGCCTTTGTAAACGACGTCGCCGACGTAGAACCGGTTTTTCAAAAGGTGAGCGAGCGGGCCGACCATAAAGCGCGCGGCGGCGATGGTCGCGCCATTCGAAAGGAGTCTCGATCGCGGCTTGATGCCTTCTTTCTCCAGAGAGATGGACAGCTCCCCGATCGAGCCCAGACGCAAATAGTCGATAAAGATTTTTCGGACGAGGGCCGCATCTTCCGGAGCGATCTCGATCTTCTTCCCGACGCTTCGATAGCCGAGGGGGACGGGCCCCCCGACCCAGAGACCCTTGCGTTTTGAGGCGGCGATCTTATCGCGCACCCGTTCGCCGATCACTTCCCGCTCGAACTGGGCGAAGGAGAGCAGGACATTGAGGGTGAGTCTGCCCATGCTCGAGGTGGTGTTGAAGGACTGGGTCACAGAAACGAAGGAGACGCCATATTCGTCGAAAAGTTCGACGACCTTGGCGAAGTCGGCGAGCGAGCGCGTCAGCCGGTCGACCTTGTAGACGACGATAATATCGATCTTGGCAGACCGCACTTGGTCCAGCAAAGCCTGTAGGGCAGGGCGCTCGAGCGAAGCGCCGGAGAGGCCGCCATCGTCGAACCGACCAGCAACGGGTTTCCAACCTTCGTGCGCCTGGCTCTTGATATAGGCCTCGCAGGCTTCGCGCTGGGCGTCGAGGGAGTTGAAGGCGAGATCGAGATTATGCTCGGTCGACTTGCGCGTATAGATGGCGCAACGCTGCGGCTTTGGAATGACAGGTTTCACGCCGCCCCTCCGCGATGTTTGGCGGGCGGCCGGGCCATGATCGACCCGGCTCGCGGGGCGGCGGGCCTCGGATCGGCCGCCGCCGTTGCGGGAACCACCGCGTCGGCAGTCGGCGCCCCCTCGCCGCGCAAGCCGAAGAAGCGGGGCCCGTTCCAGCTGGTTCCGGTGATCTGGCGGGCGATGGTCGACAGGCTCGCAAAGAGCTGTCCCTGCCAGCAGAAGCCGCCCGGGACGACCAGAACCTCGTGAAGCTTGCCCTGATGCTCCCGGACGATGACCGAGCCGACCTTGACGTGCCGGGCCGGCGGTCCCGCTCCGCTGGATGTCGCGCTGAGAAGCTTTCGAACGCGTGCATCAAGACCGCCCAGAACCTCCTCCTGAAGCCAATAAGCCAGGGCACGGGCGAGCAGCTCTTTGGAGGCGGCCGGCGGTTCCTGGCCGCGCTTCTGACGCCAGAGGTCCCGCAGCTGCTCGACATTCATGGCCGCGATGCCGGCAAGTCCGGCGTCGAAATCGATGGAGGCCGGCGTTTTGGCCGGCCGCCCTTTCATGGCTCGCTTCGCCATTGGTTCAGCTTCCAACTGAAGCCGTCTGATCGCCGACGATCCGGTGCAGCGATCCCAGTCTTTCGTGGCGTGTGCGCTCAATGGCAAAACCCCGTCATCGCGGCCCGGGTCGTGTGCGGCAGCCAGCCCGTCGCCGCGACCAGGGCGGCGAGCGAAGCGCCCTTTTCCTTCGTAAGCATCGCGACAATGAGCGCCTGTTTCGAACCAGACCGGGGCAAGCCAGCGGGGGGCGGATTTTCCGTGATTTTCGCTGCGGAGTTAGGCCTGACGCTGCTAGTCACGGCTAGCTGTCGCGTCTCGCCCGCATCGTCCTCGACGCCGATCGCATCACGACCCGCCCGCGTGATGATCAGGCTGATGCGCCGCCCGTCGCCGTCCGTCCGCCAGACCGGCATGCCGGGCTTCGCGCGAATTTCGCGCGTCAGTCTGCGGACCACCAGGCTCGCCCCGACCTTTGCGGCGGCGCCCTTGTTCATTCGGTCCGGGACATCCGCGGCCCCGTCTTCGCGCTGGGCCGCATTTGACAATATGATCAGCTGGGAATCGGTGAGTTTCTCCATCTTTTTCTCCTGTGCTTGCGACAGCATCAGCTGTCACCAGCGCAACCCCGCGATGGCCCGAGAGCCTGCGGGGTGCGGAGAAGGGCGGCTTCGTCGCCCGGCGTCTGACGCCAAGCAATGCTCTGGTCCGCGAAGTAGTCCAGCCGGATTCGGGGCCGTCCGACCCGCTGTGTGCCAATGAGCACAAGACTAGGAATTTAGGGGCAGGAGTTCGAATCTCTTCGGGTGCGCCCGGGAGAAAAACCTTATGAGCATGAATGCGCCACCTTGCGTCGCTCGCCTCATGCCAACCGGCGCTCCAAGCGTCGCAGGTTTCGACGCAATCCAAACCTTTGTAAGGATTGCTGGCCAAAGGGACGCCGGCAATAAAGGCTTTTATCCCGCGTTGGTTAGCGCACGGGGGGACGGAGCTGTTTTCCTCTGGGAGACCGGTCCGGTCGTTCGGATGAAACGATTGCCGCGACCTCCGATCCTGCGAGGACGTTCGCATCGCGCGCCGGCAGCTCCAGCTTCACCTGCTGGTTATCCTTTTGCAGCGTCGCCGCCCTCAGATCGACGGAACGCTCGACCCATCCGTGGTCGTCCTGACCGACGCGGAGCCGGATCACGGATTGATCCATCTGATTGACGAAGACTCCGATGTCCTCCTTCTCGCCACGGACGACGCCGACGAGGGTCACCTGCGGTTTCTCCGGCTCCGCGGGCGGGGGCGGCGGCGGCGCGCTGACGACGGGGGCAGCCGCGACGACCGGAGGTGGGGGCGGACGCCGCGAGACCGAAAAAAGCGGACGCTCGCGCGTCGCGCGCAAGTCGTCGAGCGGGATCACCCAGAGCGGATTGGCTTTGCCGGATCGCTGCACCCCACGGGAATTTACATCCGACCGGGCGTCGGCGAGCGTCGAGACGGTGACGCCAGGGGCATGGGCGCCGGACAGCGACATTTT